CGAGTTGACGAAGAATACCCGACGACTTGACTTTGAGGGCCATACAGTAAGGTGAGTCGGCGGCGTGGGGCGGAACGCCAACACCGCAGCCTCGCCGTGGCTACCTTGCCGCATGGCTAACACTGTCTGGTCGGCGAGCTTAAAAGACGATGTTTCCGCAACAGCGGCAAAGATGGCCATCGGCCTCGGCGATCTCGACAAGAAAGCTACGTCCCTCTTTGCTAGCAGCGACGGCAACTTCAAGAAGTTTGAGAAGTCCCTGCGCGACAGCGGCGTCGCTGCCGTCGACGCGACGTTGATTGCGAAGAAGTATCAGACGGAGCTGACGGCGGCACGCAAGGCGGCTTTGGGCTTAGGCGACGCGGAGGTGAAGAGGGCGAAAGAAGCAGCCAAAGCCGAGGCGGCGATGGCTGCGGCGACGGCGAAGGCTGAGAAAGAACGCCAAAAGGCGATCGAGAAGACGAGGCAAGAGCAAGAGAAGGCCATGAAAGCCTCGCTCGGCTACCAGATGAAATCAGCATTCAGAGAGGCGATCAACCCGCGCCAGATGGCGATCGGGTTTGCTCGCGGTGTGGGCGAAGGTGCTCTCGGTGCGCCGGGGGCAATGATGGGCGGCGCGTTGAATTTGGCGACGCGAGTGACGGACATGATCTCCAATGTTGGTGGATCATTCGCCACTGCCGTCATTGACGCCGCACAGTTTCGGCAGAATGCAATCACTGGCCTTGAGTACATGCTGGGCAGCAAAGAGGAGGCTGTGTCGATTTTCAAGCAGGCTCAAGACCTCGCGAAAAAGACCCCGCTTGACACGCACAAGGTACTCGAAGGTGTGACGAGACTCGCCGCCGCCGGTTTCGGTGGTCAGGAGTCGATGGAGCTGTTCAAAGTTGTCGCTGACCAGGCGGCGAAATTTTCGCTCGACCCCAATATGCAAGACAAGGTAATCGATGTTTTTTCAGCTATCAAGAACCAGGGAAAAGCCACGGGCGAGAACCTGGGCTCATTGAGAGCTGCGGGCTTCAATGAGGAGAAGATTTCGCAAGCCTTGCTTGAAGATCCGAATCTGGCGCCTCTGTTCAAACGAATCAAAATCCCCGGCTTGGTGGGCGGGAAGAGCCGCATCGTCGATCAATCGAAAGCTGATCAGCTCGCCATATTGCAGCAAGTCCGATCCGTTCTGGGTGAAGGTCGCGTAGGCTCCTACGACCTCATCAATGCAGCGATCAAGTCCCTTGAGAAAGATTCCGGTAAGGGTGTCGGCGAGTTCGCGGCAAAGATGGGCGGCGAGTCTCTCACCGGCACCATCTCCAACGTCAAGAGCGCCTTCACTGACTTGCTAGAATCGACTGCCGTCGACAAGTGGTCGGGGGTCGAGGCCCTTCAGAAATTCTTGACAAAGATCAGTGAGAACCTTGATCCCAAGAAAGCTAATGCCTTTCTCGGCACGATGGAGAAACTGACTGACGCGATTTTCGGGGGCTTGGGCAAAATCACTGATGCTGACATCCAAGGTTTTTTGCAGACTATATCGCTCATGGCTGAAAAGCTGATCGGCTTTCTCAAAGAGGCGTGGGGTTGGTTTGATAAACTCATCCACGCCGAGCCCGGCGCCTTCCTCGACGCCGTCGGGGACGTCCTCATAGATGCCGGCAAGCTGATCGGCAAAGGCATCCTCGAAGGCGTCGGCTCGGCTGTCAACCCCTTCGACACGTCGGACACGAAGAAGTTCATAGGGAAACACGGCGTCAGCAAAGACATCATGGAGGATCTCGCTGCAAAGCACGGCGAGAAGGATATGGCCAAGTTCGCGGCACGTTTTGATGCCCAGCGCAAAGCTTTCAGCGAGGCTGGCGGCTTGACGGCGATGGAAAGGGGCATGGGCCGTGCGTTGGAGCCCGAAGAGTACGCGCAAGCCATCGCCCGCTTTGCGGCGAAGCGGGGTCAGGGCCTGAGCGGCGATGTGCCAAAGATCAACATCCCTGAGATGGCTGTAGGTGGTATCGTCACCGGGCCGACGCTGGCGTTGATAGGCGAGGCTGGCCCCGAGGCCGTCGTCCCGTTGTCGGGGACACAGGGTCGCGACTACAGCCTCGGACTCGGCGGAGGTGGAGGCATGGCTGGCGGCATCACTGTCAACGTCAATGTTTCTGGCGGCACTGACGCCCGTGCCACTGGTGAGGTCATCGGGCGCGAGGTACGCCGCGAGGTGCTTCGGCTCCTTGAACGCACGGCGCTAGAGAGTTAGCGAGCAAACCACTTACCCTACCCCATGGCGTTCAGTTTAAGCGATCCCAAATCCAGCAGCTACCCTCTCCCAGGGACGGCTACGCTTTATATCCTTGACAAAGTCCGCATTCTCAACTATACGCTCCCACTGGCCCGGCCTATCGAGACGGGAATCGAGATGGACATTGAAAAGCGTAAGGAGCCCGGCAGTGATTACAGCGCTTTCGTCAGCCACGGCATCGACGCGACGCCAATTCGGATCACCCTAGCACTGTTCAAAGACTTGTCAAGCGGTAAGGACTGGATGGACGATTTTTTGCGCATACAAGATCGCCTCGTCTCCCGCAACCTGTCGCGGCGAAACGGCGTCCCTGTTTATCACCCTTTCCTCAACCTCTATGGGATCAACGAGGTTGTTTTCACGAAGAAGTCATTGCCTACACGCGATCGAGGCCAGATTTATCACGTCACCCTCGAAGGTTACAACACCCGCGTATTGCGCATCGGCAGCGCTTTCGGAAATGTCAACATAAAGCATGCTACAGGGATCGTCGACATGGCCAACCCGAATGGTGTGCCGGGCAAATCAAAGGCGGTGACGATACAGAAAGGCCCCACTGCGGGCTCAACGGCGGCAGCGGCCAAAAAGAACTACCAAGGCCCCGCTGCCCTCAACGCTGGGGCAGCGACGAGGCGGGGGTAGTCATGGCCGACCACGGTTTCGGTAGCTCACCCATTGTCTCAGGCAACCTGGAGCTGCCGCGCATCGGCGCTTGGACAGCAGAGGTCTATTTCTCCATCACCGACGCGCCTGACATAGGCACCACAGCCGATCTGCTCATTGCCGGAACGTCGCGTAGCGGCACCGTCGTCGACATCGCCGCCGACTACTTGCAGGTCAAAGCCCGCATCGTCGCCGGGGCCGGGAAACTCGACACCGTACTCGATGCCCGTGACTATCGCGGCTTTCAAGCCGCGCAGATTGCGCAGGACGCGCTACGAGACGCGGGAGAGCAGACCGGGACGTGGAGTGCCCTAGACATCTATTGCGCCCACTGGACGCGGTCGCAGGGGCCTTGCCGTGAAAGTCTGCGGCGTGTGACTAGACTGCTTGGACGAGGCGAGGTCGCCGGGGCCGACTCGACATCACTGACGACTTGGCGATTTGGCGACGACGGCGTCGCTGACGCTGTCGTCGACACATTCGCGCTGAGCCCCGGTGCCTTTGAGCAACTCTCATCGTGGGGGCAGGAACGTGTAGTGCTTCTCGGGGTATACAACAGCAACATACGTCCCGGTCAAAGCATCGTCGCGTGGGATGCTGTGCGGAAGCTGGATAGGGTGCTGTACGAGTTTGGGCCGACGCGGTTCACTTTGACGGGGTGGTATCTGTAGGTGGGGGTGACTGCGGGGTCTGGTTGGTCGCCGTCTCGCCGTCAAGAAGAAGCATCGCCAACACCGTCCGCACGTCCGACGTCACCATCCCATCAGGCAAGCCAGTAATGGCGATACCCTCAGAGAGACGCACATTCAGCACCTTCGCCGCCTTGACAGTGGCGTCAACCTCGACGGGGACGAGGAAGATCCAGTTTTTCTTGAGTCGGCTGCCCACGATCAATGCATGACTCACACGAGGCCCACAATGTAGGACGCCATCACGAAAGTCGTCGGGGTGCATGACCAGTGCGATAGTGTCGCCACGGGTGGTGACATTGCGCTCGACATCTTCCAATGACCAGTCCTCGTCGTCGACATGGACGATGTCCATGCTCGACAGCCAAGTCAAGGTCGGGACGAGGAAAGCTGCGGCGCCATCGCTGATGCATAGAAGGTTAGCTTTGTTCATGCGGCGATGATGCCACGACAAGGCGGCGATGTCAAGCGGTTACGCAGCTAAGTCCCAACTACGTCCCGTCTTAGCCACTACCTTACCCCATGGCCACCGACGACCGCTTCATGAAAGCCTTCTCGTCAGTAGTGCGACGAGCACTCGACAACGACGGCACCATCGACCGCCGCGCCCTCTATCCTGCCAAGGTCGTCAAGTGGGAGGCCAGCGGCATTTTCCCAAGCGGCACCGTCGACGTCATCTTCAACAATGAAGACCCGATCAGAATCGTGTGGACCTACACGCTGGACGGGATGATCCATCGAGTCCCTTTCCCCGTGTCCCTTGGACGGTACACGAGTACCGACTTCG